CCTGTTGAAAGGCACTGGTCTCAAATTACACCCCGATACTAGCAGCTGTGATATAAATGTTGGGAAAATACAATTGACAGAAGACTTAACTGTTGCCGATGTATTAACAGAGTGGTCAAAATACAAGTTATATTGTTTTGTAAGAAATGACAGCAGTGGTAAACCTTGCATTAAGGTTGGTCGTTCATACTTTTCTACCAAAACCGCAGAATCAATTGTCAACAACGATAAAAGTGCTAAAGGTAGATTGATACAATTTAATTATCATGTAGCGGAAGATAATTTGACATTGATGAGTGTTGATCCCAAATTTTTGGCCGTTGAAGCTCAAAGTGTTACAAAGGACCATAAATTTTTCCGTATTACATTGAGAATCAATCCAGATTGGACAGGTCAAAGCGATACACAACATAAAAAGTATCAGCAATTGAATGAGACTAAAATGTCTCAAAAAGGTATGAAATTGTCTGCTGCATTGAAATCGAATGTCAAAGAAAAGGTTGATTTAAGCCAATATACTGTTATTCCTTATATATCTAGTAAAATAGGAATATCTAAAGAAGATTTGGTCAAAGAGGCAGAAGCTTATTTTGAAGGGTATAACATGAATGGTGTAGAAGGTTCGGTTACTGTGTTCGGTGATTATAACTTTGAATCCGGTGAAAAAGTGGAATTATTAGACACTAGACAACCAGAAAAAAATGGTTGGTACCTCATTGAAGAAGTGACCACGAAATTTGGCACCAATGGTTATCGCCAGACTTTAAAGTTGCCTTATTGTATTGCAAAACCTGAAAAAGATAATTAATTATGAGTAATAAAACAGTCAATGATTTAAGTGCAAATGAACGGATTTATGATGCTATCCGTCAAATTGCTATGCACAAAATCATCAATCCATATAACCATACGGTCAAAAACACATCTAAAATTGCAGGATATGTAACAAAGGTGCATACAGATCCTAGCGATGAATTATATGGAACTGTTGATGTGCAAGAATACAACACTAATCCTACAGACCGACAAGAAATTACAGGTGAATTACCTGTCGGTCTGCATGAGGGCGTGTATTTATCTGCCATTCAGAACAATGAAAACGGCTTTTTTGTAATCCCATATTTGTATTCTGATGTGGTAATTGTTACTGACCCTGTTACGTTACGTGAATATGTAATACAATATTCTCATGCTGATACGATCCAAGTAAACGCACACAATCAAGTTATTGTTGGGGTAACAGAGACCAAAGAATTTGAAGAATCAGAAGATACTCCAGATGTTCCAGACTTAGAGAAAACTGGACTGTATGCTCGTACAACTTATACCCCAACATCTGCATTAATCGAAGTTGCAAAAAGCGAAGATGTAGCAGAACAAAGTCGTATTGAGGTTACGGCAGAGCAGATTTTGTCAGAACATGATAAGGCACAAGTCATCTTAGATGCAGAGCAAATTTTGGCTAAGTATAATGCTAAAGAAATTGTTATCAACGAAGATGGTGTGTTTTTAGGAAGCGGTAAAGCAAAAGAACCAGCTGTTTTAGGTAATCAATTAGCTAGTATATTGATAGAATGGTTAGGTGCCATGTCACAAATGATGACTGCTACCATGATGGGACCTCAACCACCGATGAATGTAGCTCAGTTCGTTTCTTTACAATCTAAGATAAATTCATTCAAGGCATCCGTATCAGGATTCTTGTCACAAACTGTTAAAGTGGCTGAATAATGGCAACATTAAATGAAAACATAGCAAATATTGAAAAAGGCAGTGCATTAGAAAGTATGTATAACAGACTTGTAGCTGGTATGGAAGCTGCTGCACAAGAAACGCTTCCAGACTTTACCAGTGAAGAGTTTGTTCATACATCTGAAGATGGTACCGGCATGATGGTTTTGGACAGTTCAACATTTCCTGTTGTTTTGGAACATAGTATTGTTGATTCCGCTAAAATTAATCAGACCGTTAAAGACCATGAAGATGTATCACGTAAAAATGCTGCATATTTGTTTGCCCATGCTACAGTAAGTAGTTTGGGTGTTGGTGGTTCAGGAGGTATTGGTGGAGCCGTAGCTATTACTGGTGATACCATGACAGGTAAATTGAATACTTTGTATGGCTTCTCTTCAGGAGCTAACGGCATCAAAATTTTAGATATTTACCAAACAACTGAAGAAGACCCAGCAGCTAGAAGAAGCATTGTCAATATTGATGGTGAATTACATTTGGATGCACATGGATTGTACATCAATGATTGGAATGTAATCAGTTATGATAATGATACTCTTTCTTTAGATGCTACAACCATTGCGTTAAATGGTAATGTTACTTGTAGTGGTACAATTACATTAGGTGATTTGACAATATCTAAAGATGGAATAAATTTTAAAGGCTTGGAATTTTACCATTCTGGTAACTGTAATAACGAAAAGGTTGACTGGACCATGAAGAATGGTACAGTTGCCGGTAATTTGTTGGTAAAAGGGACAAGCACATTGAAATCAACCGTTAACGCATTGGGTGGTGTTAGTTTGGGATTTAATGATGTAGCCATTTTAACCATTGCAGCTGAAAAATTAGCTAAACTTACAGGTGACTTGGATATTATTTCTGGTGGCATCAAATTCAATGACAATTATGTAATTCATGTGAAGAATGATGATGTTATTGCATTTTCCGCTGCTAATAAAATATTGAATTTCGGTGATGACAATACACAAAAAATCACTTTACAAACAGGTTTGTATGATGATGATGGTGAGTATGAGCTGATTTCCAAGTTTGGTTCCGCTTACTTTCCAGAGTCTTTTAAAGCTGGTCATGGATTGGGAAACACTTTAATGAGTACATATAAAGTCTCAACAGAAAATTCTGGAGTTGTATTTCATCGTTATTTGAAATTTTATGATACAGGCGGTCCTGGTTTTAGAAGTGATGGCGAATTAATTTATTTTGAAGGTCCATTCCGTTATAATACTAATGTCAACGGCAGTACGGTACAATTAACAGAAAGACGTAATACTTCATTTGGTTATAAGGAATCAACCAGTCTTTATGCGCCAATGGACCGTCTTTCATCTAGTTTGATGTTTACTACTGATGCTGATTTTTATGTATTTGACAAGCCTTTGGAAGGAAAAACTTCACTTGGTATCACTGGAAGCAAAACCAGACTTCTTGAAAACCAACTATTCTTTAATGATTCAATATACTGGTTGGCCATTTCTGATGGTGTAAAACATTATGGCAACGCTTATATGGTAGGTTCCATTGGTTCTGTTACCTTTTCTAGCGGTTTTGCCGGAAGTGGTTGGAAAATTTATAAGAATGGACTGACTGGTAATATTTGTGCTACATTTGATGAATTGACCATTCGTAAAAAAATGCGTCTTTATGAGTTAGAAGTGCAAAAAGTATCATTTACAAACGGATCTCTGTGGGTCAGTGATTCTTGTAGTGGTGATATTGTTGAAGAAATATTGTAATGTCAGTTTATTCTTATCGAAAATTCAAAATCAGTGTTAGTGAAGATTCCAAAAAAACACAAGGTTTGCATGTAGGTGATATTGTTCGTAGGCAATATTTTGACAAACCTAATTTGATATATTCTTTAATGTGTGTATTGGAAACTGGTACTGACACAGTAATAGTCCAAGAAAATGGCGTAAATGTAGAAAAAGAAAGACCTTGGTTTATTGGAGCATTGCTGGAAGGCGATGCTCCAGCTACTAATGAAATTCTTGATTTTGTTCGTATCACAAATCTTTGGGACGCAAATCGTTTGGGAGCCATGTATTTGACTTCCAGTGATGAACAGGCACCATATATAGATGTAATAGATGGTATTGCTGTTGAACAAAGTTTGTGTTATCCAACCAGTTTAAACAATGTGTCTTGGACCGATAATTTTTCTCAGTATAATGTTTTGGGGCGTGCGTATGCTACAGCAACATACAAACCAAGTGACTTGGATAATTATCGCGTCTGTAGTATCACTAAGAATTCTGTTGAAGCAACTAATGGCACGTTTATCGGATTGTCTCAATTGATTGAACAAACGTTGGGGAATCCTAATCGAGTGTTGATTTCGTACAAGATTAAGGCATCTAGAACAATGAATAACATTGTCGCTACATTGAG